TATTTCTATTTCAACACTTGCAACAGTAATTTCTTCTACTTCAGGTTCAATTGGAGAAAAAGATATTTCTCCATCATCAACACTGACATCATTATATTCGAAAACTTCTTCTACAAAATCTAGTTCAACAGTATCAAAAAGATTGAGGTAATATATTTCTTCGATTGTAGTTATCTGTTCAGTGATAATTGTATTGATTACATTGTAAAAGACATCAACTGTAACGTCATCAAACAAAGGACCGATGGCAAGGTTAATATCTCTACCCCCTACCTCAACAGTAATTTTATTTAAAACGCCAGCGAAATCGAAAGTCCCATTGTACGATTGATAACCTGAAGCCACTCCAGACTCAGACAAGACATCAGTTCCACTAAAGACTTGGCTTGATCCGTTAAGACCTGTGATGTGCATGTATATTCTATCTTGAGCATCTTGTTTATCAACTTCGATTGTATATCTTACTTCTCCACCCTTTTGTATATTTAAATCAGATATGTCAATTGTATTTATAAATGTTGTGCCCATACCTGAAACACCCATTGTTGATGTTGAATTACCACTACCTGTAATCTGGGCACACTTATCTGAACCTAAACCATAACAAGAATTACCTGAAGGCATGTTGGCACCTCCTTGACCACCCCAGTCAATATCCATATCACCTTCTTTTGATGTAACTACATATCCTGCATCTCCATCTAGAATATCTCCTGAGTTTGGGTTTGTGATAGTTTTAGTTGTAGTTGTGACAGTGGTTGTTGTCGTTGTAACAATCTCTGTTCCTAAATCCTCTTCTGTTATGACAGTTTCAGACTCTTCTGTGATAGTAACACCAGGAGTGCAAAGTCCTGCTGTATCGGGTACACAATCAGCTTTAGAGTAAGAGTAACATAGAGAGAGCAATAAGACCAAAATTCTTAATAGCATTAATATCTCCTTTTGGTTGTTCTTCTACTTTAACTTGTGCAACATATTCAGTTTTGTATCTACTGCCGTCTGGAATCTCTGATGGATTGTCACTCCAATATTGAGCTGCCTCCGCACCGATAAAACCTCGTACAGGGCAAGGAGTCCCGGCATCGGTCATTGAATCCCAGACACGTGGATCTTGACAAAGGATAGATACGGCCGACACTTTCATGCCAAAAGCGAATTGGGTCTTAGATAATTTTAAAAGCTGACACAGCTCGTCGTCGATTAAAACGCCTGTAGCTAGACCTAACACATTATTTTGTACACTTCCGCCAACACCAACCTTACATATATCTGAATTTGAGTTTGGAATTACAGGTGCATTTGCTGTTGGTGGTGTGTTGTTTACTACCGTACTTGAAACGGTATTGGTCTCAGCATATGAATTTTTTTGAGATGATGTTAATCCTATGCAGAGCACAGTTAGGTATACAAAAAATAAAAATTTAAAATCTCTCACTATCTAACATCTCCAACGTTTACGAGCCTGTCTTAACCTTGAGTTTGGATCTTTTGCTGCTTTAGGAAACTTTTTCATTTGTCCTGCGCTTCTAGCACAAAACGATTTTCTTCTTTTAGCAGCTTTACTACCTGGTTTGACTTTGCCTGTGACTGCTGTTTTTAATTTAGAACCAGGATTCTCTGCTCTGTAACGAGCAACTCCTGCTTTGGTCATTCCCGCCCCACTTTTGGTGGAGCGGAAATACTTTTTAGTTTTTGGTGGTTGCTTATCTGCCATTACCCATCAAAGAAAATTGTAGCACTGTCGTAACCAGCACTAATGTCGATAAATGCACCGTTTCTAAAGAGGATACCTTCATCAGGGATGTAAGGATCTACTTGTCCTGCGGCAGCGGGAGTATCAATCTCTAACAACTTAGAACCAGTTTGTGAACCGTCTCTAATTATTAAAGCACCAGCAGTTGAACTACTAACTCCATGCAACCCTCTAACTCTAGTGGCGCCTGCGAATACAATACCTTGCGTGCCTGAAGTTGCAGTAAATCCTGCAGAGGTATTTGTTCCAACTGCACCATTCGTTGCAATCTGTGTTACTGTCAAAAACTTTTGAGTAGTAGTCACAGTTCCGGCATTAGGACCAGCAATAGTTTGGTTTACAGTTGCTCCACTAGCATCAGTGCCAGTTATAGTAAAGTTTGTTCCTGAGATGTTACCACCTGAAGTAAGAGTCACGGTGGTATCCATATTAGAACCGTCACTTACAGATGTTCCTGTCAAGTTCATATTCCCGGCTCCGCCTAAAGTTTGAAGTGCTGCAATAGCTGCAGTGTCTGCAGAAACAGCCTTAAACAGTTTTGATTTAATGCTTGTTACTGACATGATTTACTCCTTACGCAGGTCCGTCAGGGTATGTTACATCTCTATCTTGAGCACCCATCATGTAATCTAAGGTTGTTACCTTCTGACCTGTAGCATCACCTGATACACTCATAGCAGCTAACTTCATGTTTGCTGTTGGAACATTAGTTTTACTTGTCCCTGCAAATTTTCTATTGATATAAAAATCAACTTTGTCATCGGAAGAAGTAGCACCTTTTGTTGCAACAAAACCTAAAGTTACGTAAGTATCATTAGTTAAAGTTGATAAGGTTGTATCTGAAAATGTGACAGTATTTCGTGTGCCACTTGCTTCAGTAATACCTGCGATAACCGCACTACCATCAGTTAGTAAGAAACCAATGATGTTAGCAGAAAGTAAAGCAGCCTCAGGGTTGGTTGTAAATGTTTCTGTTAATCCAACAAGAACATCCATCTGATCGACATCAGATGCTTTAACTCTTGTTTCATAATACAACTTATTGCCCGCTGTTGAAGGTAAAGAATAAAATTCTTGTTTACCTTGAATTGAAGCGCCGTCATTGTCTGTTGTGTTTGCTGAAGTTAAGTTGAGTTCACCAGATCTAGCATCTGCAACGATAGCTGCGGCTGCTCCTGAATCTTTTACGATTGTCCATCTTAGTGTCTCGTCAATTGCTCCATGATCGTAATCATCGAACTGAATGAATTGATCATTCCATCTAGCGATATTTAAGTTCTCAAGTGCAGGTCTCTGCGCTGAAAATAATATCGGCCCTTTAAAGTGTGTAGCCATAATAAACCTCCTTGGTTGTATAGACCATCCGTTATGCAGTCTCTATACCGTCTGCTAGCCCAGTGTGCATAACTGTTAACTGCTAGAATTTCAATATGCCATAAAAAAAGGGCGCAGTCAAAGACATACGCCCTTTAGCTATTAATTATTGACGACTAGATTATGCGCCAGATGTACCAAATACACAACGTGGATCTGAGAAACCAAATGAGTATCTCTCTCTCGCTTTGTATCGGATATTACCTGTATCAAAATCACCTTCCATAACTGTTTTTAATGGTGTTCTAGTAAAGTGTTTGAAACCATTAGGTGCATCAGTTTTGATATAGAAAGCATCTGCATCATTTAAGTAGTGGTTCACAGTATATCCCTGTGGAATCACTCCCATGTTTCTGATGGCATTGATGTCATTATCTGCTGTGCCAGTTCTTAAGGTTGTTTCCATTAATCTGTTGGCTGTGAACTGAAGCTGTCTTGGAATGATAAGTTTCATACCTTGAATAGCTGTTCTTAGACCTCTCTCATCTCTGAAATCAGCGATGTCGATTAAGGATTGCTCGAGTGAAGTTTCATTCAAGTCAGCATCTGTTGCAAGTCTATTTGCTAAGAAACCACCTGTTTGAAGTGGGTGTTGTGTATTTATTAAAGATACACCGTCACCACCAGGATTAGTTCCTGCAGCACCTGCAGCAGCAAAAGCGTCGTTAAGAATAGCGGCAGCTTTTACTTGCTTTGTGTTTGCCATTGAACGAGCAAGTGCTCTTGTGTATCTCGCAGCGAGTCTGTCGTAAAGGTTGTCCTCTACAGCTTCCTCGGTGATTGAGAATGCAAGTGCGATTGTCTCGTGTGTATAGCGTGCTGTGAATGTTTCGTTAGCTGTGTCGAAAGATACGCCTTCACCTTCTTCTTTGGTTGGGGCGGTTCCGAAACCTGCTAACATTACTTCTTCTTCAAATGCTCTGTCAGATGACTCAGCATCAAAGATCTCAGCGTGTTCATTGTCGTACCGTGCGTACTCCAGACCAAACAGTGCGTTTAGACCTGGCTCTAACTCTTTAACGAGTTGACTTCTAGATATAGCCATAGTTTAACCTCCTATATGCCTGCAGTATTAGCACTGTACAAGTGCTTGTTTATTTTCACGATGATATTTGGGTTGTTAGATGTTGTGTCGTTATTTTCAGGATCTCCTGAAAGTCCAACAATCTTAACAGCTGAGTCTGCACCTGTACCAATAGCTCCAGAATTAACTTCGACTTTTGATGTTCCACTGTGTGTAGAACCTGCGGTGTATGTCAGATTTGCTGTTGCGCCTATATCTGCGTTTGTAAATGCACCAGATACTTGAATTTCAAATAACTGATTAGGATCATCCTGCACGAATGCCTTAATGATACCATCAAAGCTTACTGTGTCCGCTGCATGAAAGTTGGCCCAAACAGGTTTTCTTGATGTGTTATCCACATAATTAACTCCGTTTAAAACACCTACCATCACATCAGCAGCACCATTAGCTACATTGAGTGTACCACCGGCTACAACTTCGACAGGGTCACCTTGAAAGATTGCGGTGTCATAACCACTAGCAATCAGGTATTGAGTTTGACCATTTGAAGATGGTGCGGAACCTGACATTCTAACAGCTCTGAAACCAAAGGGTGCGTCTTGATTTGCCATTTTAATACTCCTTAGTATTTGTGTTTTTAGTAAGTGTTACGTCTTCAGGTTAGAAAAAAAATTATTCACTTTTCTTCGAGCCACCGAACGTAACTCTAGTTTGTCGCTCGGGTTTATTAATTGGCATTGAAGGATGTTGTTCCTTTAGAAGATCGTTATCAACAGCTTCCTGTTGATATTTGGTTTGGTCGGAGTAATATTTATCTCTTTCCTTTGCAATCTCTAATGGCACCTTTGCCAATAATAATCCTCCCACTGAAACAATACCTTTGTGTTTTCCTTCGGACTCAGTTGGGAAATCAAAATCTGGATATTCATCTGCTCTGACAAGTTCGTAACCTTGTCTAATTCGACCGATAACATTTTTGTTATCTTCATACCCTCTGACTGATTCCCTAATCCATCTGAATTTAAAACCTTCAGGCGGTGTCGGTGTTTCAAGCGAGCTTGGTGGTTGCCAGTGTTTAGTGCGTGCTTCTTTATCCCTTGTGGATGCAGATCTAGGTTTCTTATCTATCATAATGTTACCTCCTCTGTAACTTTAGTTTTTCCGACGCATATTGCTCGTTGGAAAGACCAAGTCGTTTTGCGATAGCCGCTTCTGAACTTGACAACTTAACTACGTTGCGTCCTGTGCCTCTGTTTCGATTTGCGCTTGCTACAGTCTGGACGGGCTGTTGCGTTGCGGGTTCTTCGGATGAAGAATCTTGTTTGAACTTATGAGGAAGATTATCCCTCATACGTTTATCAATCTCAGTATAGTAGTAATCTGTTCTTGGATCAACCCCTTGATTGACTAAATCCTCGTGAATAGCATATGCCACATTAGTCATGACTTTATCTCTGCCAAACCACTCATTATCTGTTGCCCAAGCTTCTGCTTTTGGGTCTTTTATTGGTTCCTGCTTTGGAGCTTGAGGTATTTCAACTTCTTTTTCCTGCTTTGAAGCATTGGCTAAAGCTTCTTGTTGAGATTTAAGTTGTTCATATCTAGCTTGATCAGAACCTAATTTTCCTATTTCAAGTTGTGCTGCAGCCATAGCGTCACTATCTTGCTCATCCATAGCCTTTTTTAATTTAGATTTGGCAGCTTCCATTGAACTTTCAATACGTCCACCTTCAGCACCTACGTATCCAGTATTTAACTTAGATAGTTCCTCTTGAATTTTATCTCTTTCAGATTTAATAGCTTGAGCAATTTTTATTGCTTCTTCTTCTCGTCTTCGAGACTCTCCTAATTGATAAGCATATTCATCAAATCTTTTCTGAACGGACTTACTATACTTTTGTTTAGGTTCTTCTTTTGGTTCTTCCTCTGTTTTAACTTCTTCTTGCTTTGTTTTGTCTTCAACAACAGGATCTCCTTGCGATTCCTCTACTTCAGCTTCAAAAGTTTTTTTCTCTTGAGGAATTTCAATTTCGTTTTCTTCTGTTTCGGCAGCGATATCTTCGCTCTCTATTTCTACAGAATATTCTGCTTTTTTCTTTTCTCCAGATTGTGCTTGAAGTTCTGCAACTTGTCTATCTACTTCGTTCATGTGTATACTCCTAAAATATCTTCAGGGCTATCTACTGTCCCTAAAATTTCGTCATCATTTAAAATTCTTAGTTCGCCTTCCTCGATTTTAATTCGAGAACCTGCATATCTTGCGATGATTACCCACTCGCCTTTTTTACACCAAGGACCATTTGGAAATTTGTCCTTATCCGCATAAGCGTCGGGTCCGACTTCTAGAACTAAAGCACATACAGAAGCTATCTGTTGTTCTTCTACTGCTTTATCGGTTAATATAACTCCACCTTTAGTTTTACCTATACCTCTGTACGGCAATACTAATATTCTCCAACCTGTTGGTTTAGGAACTTTGCTTAAGGCAGTTTCTTTCTCTTCTTTTTTTTCAGCAGGTTTGATACCTACTATCTTTTTTTCTTTAGGCACTATCAGGCCCGTCGTTGACGTCATCGTCTACCTCCCATTTGCGAAGCAAATCCCTAACATCTGCATCGAGTTTGCGAAGAGAGGTGAGCTGACCAACTAGGAATTGATAATTCGCCCAGTTCTCTACGTTTCCGTCTAGAATTACAGACTTTACATCGTCTTGTCTAGTCTTTAATAGACGTAAAATTGCTGAATAGATATTTGTTTCCAATTATCTTTTTTTGATAACTTTCTTCAATGTCTTGGCTTGTTTAGCGTGTAACTTAGAGGCTTTCTTTAAACCTTTAATTACTCCCTTTATTGCTTTTACTTTTTTCATTTTTTTGCCTTTGATATCATACCTTTAATACCGGGTGCCGCCCTAACCCCCAGACTGACACTGCAAGCTAAATATAATAAATGGGTGTAATACTCCGGTAAAGTTTCCAAAATTTCAAACCCACGAGCTATGTGTGGTTGCATGAAGGGTAAGAAGCTGCAAATCGCTGGAACCATCAGGGCTAATAAAACAAATTCGTCTTTCCAGGACCCTTTCATCTGATCGACCGCACTGGCCTCCCACCCAATTGTTCCTGCAATTTGTTGCTCTTTTAAACTTTTCTGTGCTTTTATTTCGGTTAGCTTAAGGTCTGCCTTTGCTTTCTTCGTCTCTACGAAGCCTTTGATTGCGTCCCCGACCATGTTGCCTATTGGACCGACTAATAAATTAAACATTAGTAATTATTAAATAGGCAACAACAACGACTGCGCCACCAAAGAATAACTTTCCTTTTTTATTTAATCTACCCCACCAGTGAACAAAGTGGTTCCATTTCATTTTGATGTATTTCATTAGAATACTCCTTTGAATGAGGTACCACGAATTGCAGCACCTGTTCCTCTCATACCTTGAGAGTTAGGTCCCTTTTTTGGAGGAACTGTTCGTGTGAGTCTTTTACCCTCAACTGACCCACCATTTTTAAATTTTTTAATCATGCCACCATTTTTTGCTCCTTTTGGAACACCGTCTTTGTACTTCTCTGACATTTGATTCATGATTTTTTTAAACTGATTAAATTGTTCTTGAGTTTCAATATCTTTGTATGAGTCTACTCCTACAGCTTCTTCTGCCAAATCAATAATTTTTTGAGGTGTTGATAGCCCTCCACCGAAAGTTAATTTCTTGTCGATGTATAAACCAATTTTTTCTTTGATGCTTGTTTTTTTATCTTTATCGTCAGCCACTAAAATACTCCTTGAAAACCTTTTCCTTTGATAGCTGCTCCTGTGCCACGAGCCATACCACCATTAGCCATTTTTTTTGGCTTCTTCATTTTCTTTGCCATCTTCATTTCTTTTTTTGTAGCTGGACGTAATCCTATCTCTAGAACCATACCACCATCTTTCATGTAGCCCATTTTGTTTCTCACTCCTGTTGGGAGTTTTGCTAGACCTGGGTTCTTTGCCTTGTCTACTGGTTTTAAATTTTTTTTCATTAGTGTATCGTCCTATTCAATTGAGGTACAACCTCGTATTTATAATTTGCCAATAACCTTAACAAATCTTGAGTATCTTTTAAACCTAATTCTTTGTTCATGGCCCACTGTCCTGTAGCTAAAAATGCACTGGCAATGGCTAACGGATCAACTTCTTGTGATGTGTATAGGGCGTGTAAAGCTTTGAATTCCTTAGTTAAAGATCCGACTAAGTCGTGATCAATTTTTTCCCAAGAATTAACCTTTTTTTGTTTTCCTTTTTTTGCCATCTTTTTTACCTGCCTTATCTAAAGCAATAGCAATTGCTTGTTTTTGAGGACGTCCTTCTTTCCTCATCTTAGATATATTAGCACTTATTGTACGATTACTACTACCTTTTTTTAGAGGCATTTATTCTTTCTCTTTGTACGGCAGTTCTTTGATTTTGAATATTTTGTTGTTGTGCTAATTTTGCAGAGTCAATATTTTTTTTATAACTTAATTTTTCTTCTTCTAAGTTATGTCTTGCTAAGTCGTCGGCTGCATCTACATTAATCTTTTGTTGTTCTAATTGTAGTTCTTGCATCTTAATATCAACTAAAGGATCTTGTGTTTGACCAAACGGAATAGCCTGTTGTTCCTCTGCTACCATGTCATCTGTCATCGCAGCTATCTTGATAGCTACCTGTCTTTCAATTTCAGATTGGAACTGAGCTTGTAGTTCTGGAGGAATCTGACCACCGAACTTAGCATTTTGTTCTTGTATTTCTGCTTGGTTTTTCATCATCACTTCGTTTCTTGCAATAGCAGAAGTATGTTCTACGACATGTGCTTGAAGTATGGTTGCCACCTGAGGATTGTTTCTGACTAAATAAGAACTCATAAAAGCTCTGTGTGCTTCTATGTGAGCAAGGTGGTCTTGATCAGGAAATACTGTCAGTTGCCCCATCATCAATGCTTGTGAATTTTCTACACCGGGATCTATTGGCATAGGTTGTGGTGGGGGAGGTAAAATATTTTCTACGTTTTGCACCCCTAGGGCCATATACATTCTTCTGTATGCTTCATACAAATTATGAAGTTCAGGATTAGACTGTGCTAGTTGTAATTGTGTTTGTGCCAACATAATTCTCTGAGACATAGAGAAAATGTTTGGATCAGAAACGGGAATGACATCTACTCTTTCATCAAAATCTGTAGCTTTAATTCCTCTGTCTCCACCTTGAACGTCATAAGGATATTCAGAAGGAAGTGTTGTTGCAAATAATCTTGCTAGTAAATCAAATTCTTCTTTTTGTGCGTTGTGACATCTTTTGTGAATACCACTCATCACTTTGGAACCTTGTTCTAATAAAGCCATAGTGGTTCCTACAGGGTTGGCTTGCGATCCGTCTCCGACTTTCATATCTGCAATAGCAGCGAATCTTCTTCCTGCATCTACCACATAACCTAATAATTGAAATAAAGTTCCATCAGGTCCTTTGTAAGGGAGAGGCATTAATGCATTTCTTAAATCTCCACCCGGTGCGTCCACATCTCGGAACTCTCCCGGCATAAGAGGTTCTTCATCATCTCTGACTCTCAGTCCTCTTGATTTAAATCCAGCAGGTAAGTTGGATAATGTACCTGCATCTAACAATGCTCGCAGTGCAGCTGTTGCAGTTCTTGTTAAACCGCCGAGCATGTGTACTAAACCAAAACCATAAAATCCGAGACCAGGTAAAAACTTATAATGGACAAAATATTTTTGTCTCATAAACATAGGGTCATTTGGTAGATAGTTTCGATAGATAGATAAAATTTTTCCGTTGCCTTGTTCCAGTGTTACAACGTAAGGTAATTTTAGCCCTGTGGGTTCTCCATCTTGACCGACGTCTTCGTAGCCCTCTAGATTCAAATCAACATGCATTTCTAATAATTCATATTGACCTGCGTAACCAGATTTTTTGACACCTTCTAATTCGTCGTACTTTTCTTGAATGTCTGAATAAGAAGAATACAACTCGTCATTATCTTCCATATCAATGTCTCTGTAGAAACCAGATAGCATTTGTCTCTTCAAATCATTCGGAGAAATTTTTATGACGTGAGTAATTCTTTCTGCATCGTCTAATTCTGATGCGCCGTAGTTGACAACTAAATCTTCACTGGGAATGAATTTTGCACAAGGTCTTCCCATGTTGCTGTCGTAATAAACTTTTTTAAATGCACTTCCTGCTAGAGGCAGGTGAAATAAAAGTTGATCCATTTCAGGGTCATACTCTTTCATCTTGTAAGTGATTTGATAGTTCATAAACTCCTTCACTCGCTCGGCTTGTTGTTCCACCTCAGGAGTAGATAATCCTAGAATAGAAGTTTTAACGGGACCGCCCGCAGGTAGAAGTTCTTTATAAGCTCCTGCTTGAAACTGCGTGACGGCCTCGGCGAGTAGTGGATGAGAAACTGATGCAGCGCCCCTGAAAGGTTCACTGACTTCTGTATATTTGAAACCTAATAAATCTAATCCTTTGATGTAGGATTGTTCCCAATCTTTTCTTGATGTTTGATCGACCGAGAATTGTGATCTCAGTTCGTTTGAAATTTGTGCTAGTGTTTCTTCTGCAATGCTTTCTGCTAAGTTGTTGGCGAATCCGTCCCCGGTATCCGCGGGCACCGGCCCAAGGCTAACGGGCTCATCGCCCTCGACCTCTACTTCCATAGGAGTATCTTCGGTTACTGCCTCTTCTACAATTTCTTCTTCGACACCTTGAGGTGCTTCGTTTAAAGTTTTATCTATTTCCGCCATTTAATCTTTATACCTTATGATCCATAAAAAGCAATCTTACGCTTCGGTCTCCAATCCTCTACAGGTTCATCATCTTCGTGATGTAATGCACCAAATTGTCGATAACGCATCAATGCTTGTGTCATGCTATCAACGTAGTCATCGTTTCTACCATAAGGGAAAGCTGCGCATTCTTCAATCAATTCTTCTGCCCATTTATACGGAGGATACCAAATCATTCCACTTTCAAAAAGAGGAGATACCGAGTTGACTCTCACCATTTTGTCATTTCCCCTACTTGGTGTGAAGTTAATCACTGGAATTCCCATAGCTTGAAGCTCGTGAGTGAGAGGAAGACCACTTGCTTTTGCCTCAATGATGATTTGTTCGGGTTTCCAGTATTCGTTTTTCTCTAATGCAATTCTTTTTAACTCTGGAAAGTCCCATCTTCCTCGATCTGCTTCCATTAAGAGAATATTTTGCTTACCTGTCACCTCATTATAGAAAATTCCCCACGTTGTAATCGCTGAATAGTCCGATGTTGTCTTGGAAGAGAAGGCTGTATCGTAACTTTGAATGATATATTGCAAAGGTGGCTGATCTTTCTTCCATTCTTGCCACCATTCTCGCTTAATTATAGAAGTTTCTTCAGAAGTAGGCTCTTGTTGCCACTGTGCGTTCCATTTGGCTATGGGCAGGGAGGCGCGGACAGCTTCTAATTGGTCTTTTTTCCAATATTCTGGCCATTGTGGTTGTCCGTTGTCCATGATCGCTGGAAAATCTACTATTTCCCACTTATCTGCCATCGGATCTTTCGCTTGAGCCTCCATTAATCTCTCTGTTAAGTCATCTTCTGACCATCTGGTCATGACTACAACGATACTTCCCCCCGGTTGAAGACGCTGACGAGGTCCTGAAGTGTACCATTCCCATGCATTTTCCATAGAAGTCTTCGAAAGTGCGTCTTGCTCGGAGTGTGGGTCGTCGATAATGAGTAAATCTGCACCACGCCCGGTTATCGAACCACCGACACCTGCTGCGAAGTATTCGCCCCCATGATTTGTTTCCCATCTTCCTGCTGCTTGGGAATCTGCTCGTAGCTCGGTGCCCGGGAACACGGATTTATAATCTGTTTCATTCATCAAGTTTCTGACTTTACGGCCAAAACGATATGCTAGCTCGGCTGTATGGGTGGTTTGGATAATTTTCAATTTAGGGTTGTGCCCCATCATCCAAGCGGGGAACAGATAACTGGCAAATTCAGACTTAGTGTGTCTAGGGGGCATATTCACTATCAATCTAGAAATTTTTTTACTCTTGATGGCTTCTAATTTCTTAGCAATGATTTTATGGTGCCTCCCCTCTACGAAGTCGGGCCATATGGTTTTTACAAAATTGGTAAAGGAGTCCCTAGAACTTCTTGCTGATTCTAATTGAACTTTCTTAAGCTCTAACTTCTTCAAGAATAGCAAACGCTCTTCCTGAGACATCTGGCTCAGATCTGATTGAAAATCGCTCATCTTTTGTGTGTATATTTATATACTAGCATACGTACTATGTACTACTGAATTTAGGGTGTACCCCCTTCATTGTCAATTAGATAGTATTACTTCGTAATTCCTTAGTATCTCTTTAACCAAAAAAAATTTCATTCTTCAATTTTTTTTGGTTAGGTGGCGCAGCTGAAATTCGCATGCACAAGGGTTTTTATTTGGGAGTGAGGCGCTCCCACACCAAAGGCGCAGGAGCAGGAGCAGGAGTTAAGCTTTCAAATATTTTTTATAATCTGAAATAATATCGACTAATGGATATGTACAATCACTTTCAATGCACTGATCTATAAAATTCTCAATATCTGACTCCGACCAATTTGATAATTCTTCATTGGTAGGAATAAAATTGTAATCGTATTCACGATTGTAATTATTCCATTCTTCAAGATCATAATTATAATTAAAATCATAACTAATTTTTGGAGAAGATATTTTTTGTATATTCCAATAATCATTTGAAAACCAATTCGCTCCCCTATAATTTCCTTCATTCTCATTAATGATAATAAACTTTTTTGTCTTACTATCTAAAAATAAAAACTTGTCTTGATTAATATGTTGTTCTAATTCTTTTTGATAATCTTGATTTAGAATTACATTTGGGTTTTGTTTTAATATTGGTTTCAAATAGTGTTCGTTATAATGCCAAGTATCAGAACAGTTTTTATGAATTAATGGAATTGGTAATCTTGCTCCATTGTGCATTAAACCAATAGTTCTTTTATCATCTTGATAACTAATAAAGGGATGACAATTTTTTTTGTTTGTCTTGCCTTCTGTTGTAAATCTAAAATGAATGGCAATTCTATCAGTTTCATTTTTATGTAAATTAAAAAAGTTTTTTACTTCTGTGAAATTGTTAGGCACAAATTTCTCAGAAATAAATTGATCTTTTTTATTTATATACATTACTCCAAATCCGTTTTGGTTTCTGTTATATGCAATCTCTAAATCTTTATAATTTATAGATTGGATGTCGTTCGCTAATATTATTAAACACATTTTTATTCTTCGCTTTCTTGTTGTATTAGTTCTTGGTTGTTGTTTCTGAAATCATGAATAACAGTTTTAAAATCTGTATAAACTGTTTCCCATTCTTGAATATTTTCTAAATGATCAAAATGTTTTTTGTCATCTAAAAATAAAAATAGATTAGAAAATTTCTTATCTATGTTTTTTAATAACCAATCAAAATAATATTCCCAAGTAATATTTTCTGAATTATCTTGATTTGATGATCTTATCCACTCATTAACAGTGTGAACAAATTCTAAATATCTGAAGAAAGAAATTTGTTTTAGATTTGATCTAAAAATTCTAACTTCAACAGTGTTAATATTATTAAAGTTAATAACACGATATTTATAAGCATCTCCGTCTGTCTTTATTGGACAATCAAAAGTTATTGAAGGTACAAATCTACAATAATTATTTTCATTCCTCCCTGCAACATCAACAATAAGATTTTTATTTTTAGGATGATTATAAAAACAATTTAATCTTTTCAATTGATTTTCAGTAAATGCGTTTCTATTAAAATGCCAGTGAATACCACATTGATGACCTTCGTATGCTTTACAGTATTGAGCAGGCTTTAATTCAAAGAAAGCATTCCAAAATATCTCTTTGTGATAATCAAAAGAACAAGGTGTGGTAGACATCTCAAAACCTTTCTCTGAGTCTAGTGAACCATCTCTTTTACAAATGACATTTTCTACTTCTAGATTGAAACAATCTCTAAAATTAGAAACAACATCATTTCTATTTTGATCTCTATATACTTGGAGTTCACATTCCCCACCATAAAAAAGAATTGAATTTTCTTTTCCGTGAAAATGTTTTTCATTTCTTGTGTTCCATTCGTCTAGATTACTTTCTTCACTTTCTCTTTCTTCATCACAATCACAAAAATCTTCACAATGATAATCTGTGTCACATACGTCGCAATACCTAGTATTCGCTTCATAACATGCCTCACAATAAACTAAAGACCTGCCGTCAACAGTTCGTACATCATCATTTTGAAATACTTCTTCGCAATCATCACAAGTGAAATAACTTTCTGTATATGAAGAAACACAAATTAAGTCATCGCAATTTGTTCGAATTATATTTGATCTTTCTTCACATTCTACTTGTTCGTGATACTCACAATAGAAAACCTGCCAATCTAATCTATTTAATGCAGGATTAATAATTCTAAATAATCTTTTTCTATAAGTAGAATTATTTCTTCTTTCTAATCTTTGATTGATATAATCAACCACTTCACTAGATGACCATTGTTGATTTTCAATGATCGCTTTCTTTATTTCTCTAATATTCATAATTGTTTTTTCCTTTCTGAATATTCTTACTTGATTATATATAAAAAATCCTGTAATTATATAGTTAATTTAAAAAAATATTCGGAGTAAAAAATGATTAATAAATCAATGACTGTTAAAGAAATTGAAAAAAAAGAAATTGAAATGACAATTCGATATTGGGAGGGAAAAATGAAATATGCTAAAATGCGAATTGAAGAGAATAAAAAAAAAATTGAAGCCAATAAAAAAAAATTATGAGATCCATTTGGTAATAAAATATGACCAATCACACGCCTGACACAGCTTTTACTAGTAATAAATTATTACTGTCTTCAGGGCATACGCCAGGGACTCCTGAAAATTTTTTTTATTTTTTAAACACAATCTCAGGCGCAAGCACACAGTTGCAAGCACAAGCAAAAATTCAGTCGCAAGCACAAGCAGAGGCTCAGGCACAGCTGGCCCCGGTCTGGGTGATGGAAGCTCAAATAGTAATAATTTATGACGGATCAGAGCTGATCTGGCAGCTTACCTGGTAATAATTTATGACCATTTAGTTCTTGCCGGGTGCAGCTGTTTATGCTATATAATATCCCATATCGAAACACGGTCCACGATAAACGGTCCGTGTCTAGGCTCACGAGTTGAAAGAGTCTACTGAGGAGAAACTCAACCGATACTTATAGGCGCTATATCCTAGTTAAAGCTTATATGTGTCAGCCCTTGAAAGATTACTAGAGGCATCGAGTTAGGGCACACAACAAAGGGGAGTTTTATAACTCCCCTACAACACAAAGGAGAGCACACAAGAAAGGACAAAAGATGATTACAAAAAAACATCTTAAAGAGTTGGCCGACATCGTACACAAGGCTCAGGCACAGGCTCCTGAACTTGCAGAGGAGGTCAAAAGCTTTGCGAAGCGACACGCCCCCAACTTCTCCGAGTCACATTGGGAAAGCTACATGATCAAGAAAGATGAGGAGATCTTGAAGAAAGCTGGGTGGCTCAGATCCAAATAGTAATAATTTATGACGGGCCGGGGTCAAGCTGCCCCGGTCCCAGTTCAGAAAAAAAATAAAAATAAAAAATTAATCAAGGAACATGCACAAGCACACGCCTGATCGCAGGCTCAAGCACATGCGTCCAGGGCTGACGGATCACGAACAAGGGTTCAACCTCTTTGTAGTTAGTCACAAGCTCACGCACAAGCGCCCCCGGCCAAAAGAAAATAGCCCTCTCTTCGATGCCCTTGGCCATAATAAAATTGTCTTGGCAAAGAGAATAACGCTTAATATTCCATGAAATTTGAAAGGGCGATAAGTCTAGTTTGTTTCCTTTTGTTAGCTTGAGTTCGCACCAAAAAGAAATGTTTCGTTTTAATTTATCATCAACAAAAACACCAAGTAAATCAGGGATACCGGGTGTGCCATATGTTTCCATACGAGTCCAAGATATGTTGGGAGTTATTGATCTAACATTCTTCCAAAAAGTCGATTCCTTTCCTCGCTTTATTTTGGAACCTTCTTTCTTTTTTTTGTCTTTTGATAATAGTTTTTCTCGTTTCAATAATACGAACTTCTTCTCCTTCGACAACGACAAGTCGGACACCGATTTCTTTTTGTTTGGGTTTGAGTTTATTGCCTGTTCCTCCAATGGATTTACCATTAACTATTGTGCTTGGTCCTTTAGATGTTTTGACATCAAATAAATGTGCCCTACCATTGTTGGGATTGATAACAACAATATCAATTGGTCCTTGCTCACAAACATTATTGAAAACGTAATAACCTTCTTCAAGAAATTTGTTGATCGCTTTGTTCAAGCTTATCGTTGCTTTGTACTGTCTCGGATTCACTTTCCTCCAATTCAGTAGGGGGGCTGTCGATGATAGCCGTTTTGCGTAATTGTTGCAACATGTTATCCACTTCGTCCAAAGTTAAACTATCAATTCCTTTTCCTGATGTTTTTTCTTTCTTCTCATAATAGCCAGCTGCTTTCCCTCTACTAATCTCTGCTGCCAAAGCAGTCTTTAAATCTGGCTTCATTTCAAAGTCATTGACATCATTACTTGAAGGATTTTCTGCACGCAAACCAATCTCGTGGAGCCTACGCATATGTGTAGCAGGAGATATCTTGTATTTGTTCCAAAGGTCTTCTTGCAGTGCTCTGATATAAGCATGAACCTTTGGAAATTCTTTTGGACTTTGCAGCTTTGATGCGGTTATTCTTGCAGAGTTTTCTGCATATCCTGCCAGTATTGCACATTCTGTTGCAGTCTTTCTATTCTCTTGAGCAACTAAATGCTCGGCAAAAGATATTTGCTTTGGAGTCAGTTCATCTCTCATTTCTGCAAGTTCTTTTGTTAAAATTATGGGGTCACCTGGACTTCTAAATTTCATATTATCCTCTATAAAGAAGAAATTTTATCAAATCAAATAAAAAAAATATACAAAATAGATCAGCGAGCCCCCTCAGAAGAGTATGTTGTTCTTCAGAAGAATGAGTTGAAGAATGAATTATTTGCTTACTATTATTGATATACTTGATTAATAGCTTGTCGAAGAATGAAAGAGTGAGATTTGAAATATTTTAAAATATTTTTTTTATTTTGTAGAAATTCTTCTTCTAAGGGGTATTCTATTCTTTGTCCGTGGTTCGTGAGCATTGATTCGGCCTCCTTTCGACGAATCTGTTCTTTCCTCCTTTCTTTTAACATCGCTCCCCTACCACGGGCATTGACATTTATATAAAAATACCTATATTAAAACCCATAGAAAGGCAGAATGTTATGCAATTAAATGAACTATCAATTGAGAAATTGAAACAACTAAAAGAAAACCTAATAAAAGAGATAGATAGAAGAACTATCAAAGTTCCTGAAAAGGAAGATGATAATTTAACTTACTCTCTCAAAAGAATGGACATTAAAAACTCATACTTTAGTAGAGCAACCGGGGACGATAAGTAAATACTTATGGATATAACAGTCAGGATTACGAAACGAGCAGATAATTCTTCAAAATCTCATACATTTATAGGGGACAAAAAAGATATACTGCCCGACATTCGTGCTCTTATTCAAAAGAACAAAAACGAGGCCATAGTAGTCATATCCGAAGATGGTAATAAAGATCTTACCTTCAAAGAACTCTTCGAAGAAGATAAATGGTGGGATAGAATACCTCACGGGCCTAGTATGGGAGACTAGAATGGAAGAAAAGATAATAGAATTTAAGAAAAAAAAGAAACGTCCTGTCATAAAAGAAGATTCTTTTGTAGCAAGACTACCCTACCCTTTAACAATTCACGCATTGGTGGATGTAGTAGAGAGAATGGGAGTGGAGCATGAAGGAACAGTATTGCCGGGTCTTAAATTTATAGAAAGAACAGTAGTAAAAAAAGAAATGGAGAAAGACGATGATTAATTATGATGGTATTCGTGATTATTGCGAAAATGAACTAAGAGAAGTTCAAACAGATAACTTATACTTTGGTAAGGACAGAGGTTCAATTTACTGGGTGCCGGGTGCTGAAGCTTGGTGTTATTTGTGTGGAGAGAAAACAGAGTGGGGACAAGCTGACGAGCTGCTTGCATATATGGACGACGACATATTAGAAAACTATTACTGGATACATAAAGAGGGAATTGACGAATATATAAAGGAGCAAGAATAATGGAAAAGATAATAATACTTTTTAATCTTTGCCTACCAAACGACGGAGCCATAGAATGTATCTTTATTGAAGAAGAGATAAAGAACCAACAGATGTGCGAACAAAAAGTAGAACAGCTGGAGCATGAATTTTCAGATTTACTAGAAGTTCATCATTTCAGTGTAAAATGTGAAAAGGTGGAAGCATGAAATATACATACGATCATATTATAAAAATTTTAAAACAACGATTCGGTTGGACGAAGATACCACTGTATCAGTCAAAGGATAAAGAAAATGTATAAATATTTAGAAATACCAGGGTGGTTTAATATGCACGACGCATATATGAACATAGTAAAGTATGTAGATGATGGGCAAGATGTAGTTGAGATTGGTTGTTTTGCCGGTAGATCTACAAGATTTTTGTGTGACTCACTAAAATCTGTCGGAAAAAACAATGTCAAAGTTCATGTCATTGATACTTTTGAGGGCTCTGGAATGGAGCACGCAGAAGTAAATTGTAATACCATGTATGACGATTTCATGAGGAATTTAGACGATCATATACAATCGGGAATGGTTCAAGTAAACGTGAATAAGTCAGATAATCAAAATATCCTTGATTCTTTTGAGGATAAATCAGTAGCTGCCGTCATTGTAGATGGAGCCCACACTGTGGAAGTAGTGGAAGATGACGTCACAAATTGGTGGCCTAAAATAATCGAAGGTGGCATTATGGTCGGTGATGATATACGATTAGACTCTGTGCGACAGGGCGCTTTTAAAGCTTTTGAAAAACATGGAATTAAAGATGTGTCGATTATTATGGGAGAAGAAGGTTGGTTTGCAAAGATAAAACACTCGCAAGCAAATCAATTGGAGGGACAATTAAAGTTAATCCCAGGTCACAACTCTATGAGGTTAAATGGCTAGATGCCTATGAAATGGAATCGGGGTGGCAAACTCTTGAAGACGCACTCAAGATTACGCCCCCCGAAGTCACTTCTGTTGGCTACCTTCTTAAAGAAACGAAAGAATACATTATCTTGGCAGCAGATATTGGATCAGATAAAATGGATAACGACGTCGGGCGGGTGACCGTGATCCCCGGGCAGTGGGTCGTTGAGATAAAAATAATAATATGAAAAAAAATTTAAGAGTTCTTTCGCTAGGAGCAGGAGTTCAATCCAGTGCTCTAGCATTAATGATTGAGAAGGGAGAGATTCCTATGGTTGATTGCGCTATATTCGCAGATACTGGAGCGGAGCCACAAAAAGTTTATGAATGGTTAGAGTACATTACCTCTCAAGTTTCTTATCCTGTTCATATAGTTCAGTGGAGAAATTTAAAAGAAGATTTGTATGCTGCAGCTAAAGGAGAGTACAAAGGGTTTACCGCACCGTTTCACACTCGCAATAGAGAAACAGGTAAAAAGGGAATATTAATGAGACAGTGCACTCATGACTATAAAATTATGCCTGTGATAAGAAAAATTAGAGAGCTGCTCGGTCTAAAAAAAGGACAAAAGGTTAAGCCGGGAATGCATGTTGAACAAATTATGGGAATATCCTGGGACGAGATTCAAAGACAAAAAATTAATCGGCTTCCTTACATTACAAACATTTATCCTTTAATTGAAACACAGATGAGAAGACACAACTGTATTAATTGGATGGAGAAAAATGGATACCCAAGACCTCCTCGAAGTGCTTGTACTTTCTGTCCGTTTAGATCAAATGTAGAATGGAAAGCCATACAAGAAAACCCAAAAGAATGGGCAGAGGTTCTAGAAATGGACGAAATGATTAGAGATCAAGAGAAGTTTAAAAAAAATAAAGATGGATCAAAGAAATTTAATGATGATCTTTTTTTACACAAATCAGCAAAACCTTTAAAAGATGTAGACCTTCGCAGTGCCGAGGAAAAGGGACAATACTCTCTGCTCGACGAATGTGAAGGAATGTGTGGAATCTAAAAAGTCAAGAAATTTATTTAAATTTTACTGTAGATATTGACTTGTAAACTTTGATATAATAAAAGTTCTCATGAAAAAATTTGAACTAAATCATCAATCTTTGACTCCTAGTGAACTTAGAAATTTCTATATAGCTTCATTACAAAATCAATTATCAATCGAAAGAGGCAAGGACAAGTGTCTCTGTGGCGAGGATGAGCCTGCAAAAAAAGAAAGAAAACAAGAATCTAATCTAGCTGTGGGCGGTTAATATTCGGCTCAATTAGAAAAGCTTTTTCTAGCATTGAGTCTACTTGACTGAGCATATTATCCCAATCATCTGCTAAATACCCACTTATATTCCCGTCGTTGAAAGTCACTAAGACTTTATCAACTGTATCTTTCAATACCGGATCGTACATTCGTTGTCTTTGGACAGCGAGGACGATTTTTGTTTTTATATCGTTCAACATATTGTTGTCCTATTTGTAAAAGCGGGAGATCGAAACAGGGTAAACACTCCCGCTCTTATGGATATTTATATAGTTTTTGTGGATAAAATGATACAAGAAAGTCAAGTAAATTTTTAAACCGAGGGGCATGAAAAGGATAGGAGATTTATACCCCTCGGTCGTTCTTGCGAGAGCAAGATAGATCTCATCCATCTGCTTGGGAGGTAGACTTTAGAGATATTACTGATTCTCGCTATCAGTAATCAAGAGGAGAGATCAACTATGAAAATAAGTCTTGTGCGGAGACTATGACCTCTCCTCCTCATTACTGAGGAGCAGCTATACTGCTTTCCTGTTTTCTTTCTTCCATTCTTTCTCAACTAACTGTGAAACAATACCTGAAATCTTTCTATCGGCTCCAGCTAATTCTTTCAATTTTGCGTGAGTTTCTACCCTCACAATAATAGATTTGTATTTAGTAGTATCTGTCATCATTTATCCCCTCTGACATAATCATCAACAATACTTAAAAAATCTTCGGCCTCTGTCTTCAACAAATAAAAATCTCTTTCTTTGTGTTCTTTCTTTAGTTGATAAAAGCCGGGCATCTCTGCCGCTGCTTCTATAGCCATAACAGCTTCCTCAATTTTTGCGTAAAGATCTGTAAGTTCAATTTGTTTTTCTAAAAAAAATGCTCCTGTTTTACTCATCGTTTGCCTTTCTATTTATATATGTAATAATATATAATATCTCCTACTAAATTGTCAAGCTATTTGGTAGCTCAAATTCTTCTACAATAGAATTTTTTGCAGCTATCATTAAAGGCTCTGTGGGTAGATTACAATCTTTATACCCTTGTTTAATAGTTAGAAAATACCCTTGAGAAGGAGGATAAATTCCATGCTTATCCACCATACTGTAAAACATTATTCTTTGTGGCAAAAACTTATTCATATCGTCATGCCATTTGTTGACATACTTTTTCGTGTAAAGATGAGGATATCCTTCGTAGACATCCAACGACTTTTCACAATCATCTGTGATTTCAAATAATGCCCCGGTCACATAACTATCTTTAGATTGTTGCACATCTGCAACACTTCTAAATACTAATTCATACCCAGGTAATGTGTATGTTTCTATAAACTTTGCTTTCGGACATCTAAACTTCATGTGCTCGTGATTCATGTTTGAACCATACGCAAAGTAATATTTTACTTCTTTTTCTTGCTTTCTATCAGCCATTCTTTTAACGTTTCTCCTAATGATTGTGAGGCTAAGTCAATCTTATTACGCAAACTATTTACGATATTTTCATCGACTGTCTTCTCACAAATTATATCTATATAGGTCACATTATTCTTTTGACCTATTCTGTGTGCTCTATCTTCTGATTGTATTCTTTTCTCTAAATCATAATTGTTTGAGAAATAAACAACAGTGCTAGCAGCTGTCAGTGTTAATCCATAGCCACCTGTTTGTTGATTAGCTATGAAAAATCGTACAGGACTTTTGTCATCCTGAAAATTCTTTACAATATCTTGCCTGTCTTGATCTTTAGTATCCCCAAAGTAAGTGACCACAGTTTCTTCACCATACTTCTTTGACAATGTATCTCTGATATCAAATATGCTTTGCCTGTAATTTGCCCAGATAATAACTTTACCCTCTGTTTCTTCGAGGACATTGAGCAGTTCGTCCATACGATTGTTCTTCAAAGGAACGTTCGGTTGGCCGTCGTCCGTGGGCAGATAACCGCAAGTAATCTGATGAAGTCGAAGCAACATGGTCATGGTATTATTAACTGTTAGGGTCTGTCCTTCGAGCTGCGCAATAGCAAATGTCGCTAGATCATTATACGCTTTCTCCTGTTCTTTACTGAGTTCAATGTACCGGGGAGAATAAATCTTTGAAGGTAAGTCTAGACAATCCTCTTTCAATACTCGAAAAGAAAAGAATGCGAGCTTGCGAGATAGTTCATCTAAGTTTCTAAATCCTACAATGTGTGGGAAGGCATGAGTAGAAGTATGTCGCTTCACTTCAATAGCGTATCTCGCTTTGTAGGCGTAGTAAGAACTAAACCCTAGCAAGTCTTCATCAAGAAAAGAACATTGAGAATATAAATCCATAGGATTTTTAGTGACGGGAGACCCGGTCAATATTCTTCTATACTTAGCAAACCTAGATGCTTTAATAATATTTTTTGTGCGTCCTGCACTTTGCGTTTTGATTGTGGTGCTTTCATCCACAGCAAGTAAACTGTTTGTTGCATTTAAGTATCTAGATAAAAAATCTGCTGCAGGCTTACTCGATAACGCTTCGACGTTCATCAAGAAAATATCTAAGCCGTCAAAACTTTCAGATAACTTTTCAATATTTTTTTTATCTTCTTTCGTTCTAGAACTCGGAGCAACCCAAGTTGTAATTCTTGTCTTGATGTGCTCAGGTAAATGTGCAGGTATTTCTAATCTTTCCCAATTGCGATACACACCTTTCGGAGCTATCACTACAGCTGAATTAATTTTTCCTTGATCATAGAGCATAGCAATATTATCAATCAATACTTTTGATTTGCCTGTCCCCATTTCCATGAAGTATGCAAAATTTGTTTTGTCCCAACTACAACCTAATGCCTGTAGTTGATGCGTAAACGGTGTCGTCTTAAAATTCGGATACATGTGTTTTAAACTTTCTAAGTTCTTTATATAGTATAACCTATAAAGTTGTCAAGTCTTTTGAAACACAAAAAGAAGTCATATGTAAATCAGGCGTAGCTATAGAAGAGTAAAGATCCTTAGCAGCTTCTCTACATTCTATTAGAGAATCAAAGGTATACTTGAATTGTTCTTCAACACAGGTCCGATCTAACGAAATTGTTTGATCATTTATACACATCCAAATTAACATAAAATATTTCATCATTGAAATATTATAGGAAATAATCTATAGATAATAGATATAATTATAGAATGTTAAAACACTTAGATTTATTTAGTGGTATAGGTGGATTTAGTTTAGGATTAGAATCTGCAGGCCTCGTTGAAACAGTAGCTTTCTGTGACTATGAAAAGTTTTGTCAACAGGTCTTAAAAAAACATTGGCCACAAGTTCCAATCTATGGTGACGTAAAGGAGCTAACACATGAACGACTCAAAGCAGATGGAATTAATCACATCGACATCATCACAGGAGGATATCCTTGCCAACCTTTCTCCGTCGCAGGTAGCCAAAAAGGTGAGCAAGATCCGAGACACGTCTGGCCAGAAATGTTTAGACTTATCCAAGAACTCAGGCCTTCTTTCGTCATTGGAGAAAATGTTAGTGGACACATTAAACTCGGTTTGGACACAGTGCTCGAGAACTTGGAGAGTGAAGGCTACACCGCAAGGACGTTTAGTATTTCAGCTGCTAGCATCGGTGCCAACCACAAAAGAGAACGAGTCTGGACCTTGGCCTACTCCAACGACAAAGGGATACGGGCACGCTTCGGAAGGTCAAACTATGATTATGAGAAAAAAGGTAGAGGCTGGAGTTTTGACAGAGGAAGAAGCGAAAGCGATGATGAATGGAGTGACTCTTCGACCACCAAGACTGAAGCCTTGGATGTGGCCGACTCCCCGGGTAAAGGGGGACGAGAACCTGGACACTTTGATAAAGAGAAAAGGAATACAGAAAGCAGTGCAACACAATCTCAAAGCAGCAGTTCAGATGTGGCCGACACCAACAGCAAACGAAGACGCTTGTGGGAAACCGGGAGCGAAGATGCAGAAGATGTTGGGCAATCATCCCGAGGTCAGGAAACCCTTGGATGGTGGGACGTTGAACCCGACGTGGGTAGAGTGGGTCATGGGATACCCCAAAGGGTGGACAGACTTAAAGGACTAGGTAATGCAGTCGTACCGCAGATACCTTTTTTAATAGGATTAACAATAAGAGAAATGATAGAAAATGAATAAAGTATACGTGACTACAAATACGAAACTAGCAAACGGAGCGTTTAGAGATATTTCAGATTGTGAAAGATTTGGTAAACCTATTGTAATGTTTGAGAATCCTAGACAAATTCAAGTTAATTCGTCTAGATTTATATTTTTATGTGAACAAAAGTTAAAAGATTTTACATCAGAAGACTTTTTATTATTGATGGGAGACCCTGTATTAATAGGGATTATTTGTTCAGTAGCTACAAAAAAAACAAATAATAAATATAAGGTCTTGAAATGGGACAGGGAAACTGCTATATATATTCCTATAACTATAGAATTATAAAGAGGTAAAAAATATGGGTCTATTAGACAAAGCTTACGAACAATCAAAGATTAATTCTTTAGATAGTTCAGATGTAAAAGATCTTGGCGAAGCTTGTAATGAACTTGATAATGTTCGACAAGCGAAAGCAGACAAAGCAGCTGAGATAAAAAAATTAGAAGACAGAGAGTTTCAATTAGAAAATGAAATTATCCCTTCTATGATTGAGAGCGCAGGTGTTAAATCTTTAACACTCACTGATGGCTCAAAAGTTTCGATCAGAGATCAACTACGTGCAAACATCACAATGGAAAACGAAGACTATTGTTTTTCTAGACTTAAAGAAATGGGTCTTGATGATGTTATTAAGAACGAAGTCAAGTTGACCTTTGGCCGTGGACAAGATTCCGATGCAACTAATCTTATGGGCGAGCTACAAGATCGTGGTTTATATCCTAGTAATAAAAAAGGTGTTGCGTGGAATACACTCTCCAAGCTAGTAGAGGAACAGATATCTAAAGGTTCGATGACATCTGTTGATCAAGAAAAGTTTGGGGTTTACACTTTTAAAAAAGTGAAGATCGAACGAAAGAAATAATAAAGGACAAATAAAAAATGACAAATAACAAAGCTAATGGTGCTGTCGCCACAAAGGCAGAAACTTTACCTGCTTCCAAAATGGAAGAGTTGGTAAAACTATCAGGTTTAGGTTTAGAAACTGTGACTACAGATGATTTACCTACACCAAGACTTAAGCTTCTACAGTCTAATTCTGATGAAGTGACAGAAGGACACGATAAATATGTAGAGGGCGCAAAAGCAGGTCGTATTTTTAATAGTGCGAGTAATTCTTTTTATGGAGCAGACGGCATTAAAGTAGTGGTTTGTGGCTATACTAAAGAATGGCCAGAGTGGCAGGAAAGAGGAACAGGATCAAGTGCTCCTGTGAATGTATTCACTCCACAAAATAGACCTATGGATGCTGTCCGTGGTGATGACGGAAAGTTCCGTTTACCTAATGGAAACTACATAGAAGAAACAGCAAACTTCTATGTTCTTGTTCTTGGGGGCACAACTCCACAACCTGCTATTTTATCTATGTCAAAGACTGCATTAAAGCACGCAAGAAATTGGGCTTATAGTTTGAAGAATGAATTTATTCAAGACCCCAAAACTAAAAAACTATTCTTAGCTCCTTCTTGGTATCGTATCTATACTCTTAAGAGTAGATTAGAAAAAAACGATAAAGGTAATTGGCATGGTTGGGAAATCGTTAAAGAAGAATTTCTTAATGATGAGGCAACCTTTGACACTGCCTCTTCTTTTAATGAGTCTGTAAGAAAAGGCAAAGTAGTAGCCAAATATGATGAAGAGGGAAGTTCCGAAGGACAAAAAGGCGACATTCCTTTTTAGATGGAACAAAGGGTCTCAAAATTTAAAGAGATCTTCTCAGGGTTGGGGCGTGCTTATGGTACGTTCCAACCTAAAGAAAGTCTCCGTGAAGATAATAAAACTGAAGGGCAAACTTTCATTAGGAAAAATCCTGTGGAAGATTCTCTTTGGGAAGGTCATCTTAAAGGTGAGTGGCCTAGCCTTGGTATCTTTCCAATTAACGACGAAGACAAATGTCGTTGGGGGTGTATTGATGTAGACGAGTATCCTTTAGACCACGTTTCTATTGCACAGAAAATTGCAAATAAAAATCTCCCTTTCGTGGTCACGAAATCAAAAAGTGGTGGTGCACACATATTCCTTTTCACTGTTGAATATGTTTCAGCTGGTATTGTTCACCACAAACTAAAAGAACTAGCCTCTTTCATGGGACTAGGGCATTGTGAAGTTTTTCCAAAACAAGAAAAATTATTAAGAGAAGGTAATGAAAGCGATTGGGAAGTAGGTAGCTTTCTTAATATGCCTTATCATAGTGGTCTTGAACACACAGAGAGATATGCCTTTAGTGATAAAGGAAATATTTTAAGCCTTGATGAGTTTATCTCAGAGGTAGAAAAGAAATCTTTAACCTTAGAAGAACTAAAAAAACTATCTCTAAAAAAAGAAGATTCAGAATTTAAAGATGCTCCTTATTGTATTGATGCTTACCTTACTGAGAATGGTAAGGTGCAAAAAGGTAGTAGAGACAACTTCTTATTTCAATATGCTGTATACGCAAAAAAGAAATATGGAGAATCATTTGAGGACGAAGTACACAAATTTCATCATGATTACTTTGAAGAGGCTCTACGTCCTAGAGAAATTGAAAAAATTATTAAGCAAGCAGATAAGAAGGATTGGGGATACAAATGTAAAGACCAACCCATGTGTTCTTTCTGTAATAAATCAAAATGCAGGATAAGAAAATTTGGTATTGGAGATAGCAATGTAATTACTGATGTGGGTAATGTCACTCAGTATGGAAACAATGACGACACAATTTATCATATTACAATTAATCAAGAGAGCACAATAGTTTGCACTGTTGAAGAACTGTATGATCAACATAAGTTTAGAAAAAAATGTTTAGTCAAAACTAAATCTATGCCTGCCGTTTTATCTCGAACAGACTATGACGCCTTCGTGACTTCTTTAGTTTCCAAAGCTATTGAGGTTAAGACAGATCAAGAGATGACTCCTGAGGGTCAGTTTAAAATTATTTTATCTAAGTATATTTCTAATCAAGCTAACGCAGTTGACCTTGATGACATTCTCAGTGGGCAGTGTTTCGTGGACGATGAAGAAAACAAAGTGTTCTTTCGTATTGATCAACTACAAGAGTATATGCGAAATAGAAAACATTCAGCTTTGACAACTAATCAAGTTGCAGTTTTTATTAGACAACTAGGTGGGGACTGTACGAAAAGAAAATTAAATAATAAACCCGGTCAATTAGTTTGGTTCGTGGACAATGATAAGTTTAACTCTGTTGAGAGAATAGAATCAGAAGAAAAAAAAGAAGAAGTTGAGGAGACTATTCCATTTTAGATAACGTATTCAAAATTATTGGTCCTCCCGGTACAGGTAAAACGACAACACTACTAAAGTATGTTGAAGATAATTTACAAAAAGGATTGGAGCCTGATCGCATAGGGTATTTTTCTTTTACCAGGAAAGCTGCTAACGAAGCAATATTTAGAGCAGTGAATAAATTTAAAATAGAGAGAAAAGAACTTAAATGGTTTAGGACACTACACTCTTTAGCTTATCAATACTTAGGTTGCACGCACACAGATATAATTCAAGATCACGACTTTGATGAATTTAAAAAAGAATTTGGTATAGACATAGCTCAATCTCTTAACAATAACGGAGGAACGATAGGAAGAGATCCTGATGGTATACATTTAATTGATTTATATAGGGTTAGAAATACTTCTTTATATGAAGAATTTAAAAAGGCAGGGCACATTCAAGGAGGTTTTGAAAGATTACAACGTATTGATAAGAACTATCGTATGTTTAAAAAAGAAAAAGGAGTCAAAGATTATACAGATTTAATCTTAGAATTTAATAAGACTGAGAGATGTCCTAGATTGGATGTCGTTATTGTTGACGAGGTTCAAGATTTAAAAGCCTCTGAGTGGGATATGGTTCACACTATGATTGGACAAGCTAAAACTGTTTATTTAGCAGGAGATGATGATCAAGCTATTTATGGTTGGAGTGGAGCTGAAGTTTCTAAGCTAATTGATCTGGACTGCCATTTGCAAGTTTTGAATCAATCATATAGAATACCAAATAAGATTTTTGTTAGAGCAAACAAATTGATTAATAAAATAAATAAAAGAATTCCTAAAGAATGGAACCCCAAAAAAGAACAAGGCACCGTATCCACCGCTAACTTTGAAAGACTTAATTTAAGAAAAGATGAGTGGCTTATTTTATGTAGGACTAATTATTATTTAAACGAGATAGCCACAGATTTAAAAAGCAAAGGTTATTTATTTGAAAAGAATAATAAATTATCAATCAAAGATGATGTTTTAGTTGCTTACAATTGTTGGAAAAATTTACAAGAGGGCCACGAAGTATCTCTGTCTGATGTAAAAACTATGTATCAATACATAAGATCAGGAGACAAAGGTATTTCCCGGGGAAAAAAGAAAATGCCGGGGGCAGATGAAGAGATTAAATATAGCTATGCTACTTTATCTACAGAGTGGGGTTTGAAGGTAGATATGAATACGCCATGGCAACTTGCTCTAAATGGTATTGCTGAGAATGAAGTCAATTACATGAGACAGATTTTAAAAAGAGGATACGACTTAGATAAAAGAGCAAGCATAAAACTATCAACAATTCATGGAGCTAAAGGGGGAGAAAGTCAGAACGTTGTTTTGTTTTCTGATATATCAAAAAGAATTATGGATGAAATGTCTGTCAACAGAGATGATGAGAGAAGAGTTTTTTATGTGGGCATGACAAGAGCAAAAGAAAATCTTTATGTTATTCCTTCGACTTCACAATATGAATTTGAGGAGATACTTCGATGATATTTGAACAACAAATGGATTTGTTAAAGAAAGAAAATAAACCTGAATGGACAAGGCCTAAGTTCCCTGATGTCACTGGCATCAAACAAGTTGCAGTAGATTTAGAAACTTATGACCCAGAGATTAAAAATCTTGGTGGCGGGTGGGCAACGAACAAAGGTTTTGTTGTAGGTGTCGCTGTTTCTTTTGAAGGTTTCGATGGGTACTTCCCAGTTCGTCATGAGCGAGGAGGTAATTTTTCTGAGGACGAAGTAAAGAAGTGGTTAAAAAAATTATTCAAAGAAGATCCTATTGTTCTTTGTCATAACGCAGTCTACGATTTAGGTTGGCTCCGACGTTGGGGTGTTGATTGTAATGTCACTAAAGTCTATGACACTTTGATTGCAGCTCCTTTGGTAGATGAAAATAGATTCAGTTATAGTTTAAATAATTTAGCTAAAGATTATCTAGGAGAAAGAAAGCAAGGAAATATTTTAGATGAGTTTGGTAAAGAGCATGGGTTCAAAGCTATTGAGAACATGCACCTAGTTCCTGTAGAGTATGTCGGTGTGTATGCCGAACAAGATACTAAATTAACTTATAAGTTATGGGAAGTCTTAAGAGTTGAAATACAGAAACAAGGGCTCACAGATGTTTTTAATTTAGAAACAGATCTATTACGTTTACTTTTGGAGATGAGATGGAAGGGAGTCCGTGTAGATCTTGACCGGGCTGAAAAAACAAAAAAGTTTTTCAAGTCAGAGGAAGAAAAAATTTATACCAACATTAAAAACGAGACAGGAATTCAGATAGATGCATCGGATATCTATACAGCTGCTTCTCTTCAAAAAGTATTTGATAAGCTAGGAGAGAAATATGAATACACTGAAAAGAATAAACAAGCCAAGATTAGTAATGAGGCTATGAAAGAAAGTCTTAATCCTTTGATTCAATCAATATCTGTGGCTAGAGAATACAATAAGGCTCACACAACCTTTATTGATTCTATTTTAAAGCATCAAGTCGATGGTAGAATTCATGCTGAGATCAATCAGTTGAAAGGGGAGTACGGAGGCACCGTCAGTGGGCGGTTGTCCATGAACAATCCAAACCTACAACAGGTCCCTGCTAGGAACGAAGCCATTGGTCCTAAGATCAGATCTTTATTTTTGCCTGAGGAGGGAGAAAAGTGGGCATCCCTTGATTATTCGCAACAAGAGCCTAGATTGCTAGTTCACTACGCAAAAAAACACGGTTTAGAGGGCGCTGAGACCCTAATTAAGTTCTTTCATGAAGGAAAGGACTTCCATCAAGTAACTGCCGATATGGCCCAAATATCAAGGAAAGAAGCCAAAACCATAGGTCTAGGCCTTATGTATGGCATGGGAATAGCTAAATTAGCAACTTCTCTAGATATCAGCCCTGATGCGGCTAAAGCATTAAAGAAAAAATATAATGATAATGTTCACTTTTTAAATAGCATTATTATCAAAGCTACCCGGTACACAGAACAACAAGGGTATATCAATACACTGCTCGGAAGAAGATGTCGGTTTGATTTATGGGAGAATAAAGACTTTCATGACAAGAGAATGATGTCTTATGAGAACGCCAAGAAGACTTGGGCGTGGAATGAAATGAAAAGAGCAGGTACCTATCGTGCATTGAATAGGTTAATACAAGGTTCAGCAGCAGATCAAACCAAACAAGCCATGGTTAATCTGTGGAAGGATGTAGGGGTTATTCCTATGATTCAAATACATGACGAGCTCAATGTCTCCATAACCAATGAGACCCAGGTGAAAGAGATTAAAGAGATAATGGAATCTGCTGTTGAACTTCATGTGCCTGTTAAATGTGATGCAGAAATAGGCGATAATTGGGGAGAAATAAAATGAGAATATCTTACGACAATGGTGAATTAAATCTATCTTTGACTAATGAAGAAGTGGAACATATCAGTAGTAATAAAGGTAAAGCCGTAAAAATGGACATCAGTTGGTTGAAAGTTTTACATGAAGATATATCTAAATGTGTTATGGCCCACTGGTCCAAGGTTGAAGTGTGGGATGCATTAGAGTCACATCAGAAAACGTTTAATAGCAAATCTAAAAGTAAAAAATAAATGTATGTTCTCTATTCAATAGGAGAACATTATGATTGAATTACTTAAAAAACTAACAAACTTTATTACACTTGAACATGACTCAGACAAAGCTCTTAAAGAATTTTTAAGAGCAGAATATAAAAAAGATTGGGAATCAGCTTACGTTTGGTTTTTAGAAGAAGGCTGTTTGCCCCCTTCAACAAGAAGAAATGACTAAGTGTTAGCTACAATTTCAGAAAGGTGCTCACAGCGCTTCGGTGTCTGTGAATGCCATCTGGAATCCTTCATTTCTTCAGCGGCTTCTTTCCACTTTTTGACTCTCATATTTTTCCACATCTTTTTAAATTTTGAAACACCTGTTGTCCCTAGCTGAAACACCATCTCAAGAATTACTTCCCCTACATGTTGAGGTAGCTCGTGACCAATATTATCTTCAATCAACATATCCGCTCCTGCTGCAGCTCTGTTTAAATCCATTTCAAATATTTCCATAATTTCATCCATAGGTATTTCTACCCCTTCGGCAAATCTTTCCATTTCATGTGGTTGTACAAGGTGGCCTATGCCCACAGTTTTTTTTCCCAAACTATCTAAATAAACAGATGTGCGCAAACCTTCATGGTCCTGTACTCTTGACTTTAGTGCGTCAGTAATTTTAATCATGATCCTATTCCCCAATGTATTGAGTGTTCATCGGGCTTTCCTTTCTGAGATAGAATTTTATCAAATAACTTTTTAAGTTTCAATAACATCTTCATTACTTTTTAGAGGAAATAATACCGCCATACATTTTCTTATCCATTAATCCACCTTCTGCCACCATGGCTAGGTATTGTTGTGCTATGTCTGGTTTGTTTTCAAATCGAATAACTCTTCTTAAAAGTTCATTTTCTTCACCGGGGTCAACAGTATCTCCCACACCTTGCTTTACAAAGTTTACATAATTGTCAAAGGAATCTGGGTTATCAGAACGAGGAGAAAACTCTCCTATAATTTCATCAACGTTGCCACCATATCTTTCTGTCTTAATAGCTAAATCATTCTTAGCTGCCAGTATACCTGCCTGTGCATTTGGAAATACTGCAAAGCCCTTGCCATATGTTTCTCCTGTAGTTCCTGCTTGTCCTACATCCATTAAGTTTACAGGGTTGTTATAAGCAGTGACTTGAGTTCCTTCAGATGACTTAGGTTCTAATATGTCATCTAGAACTAAACTTTTAAAACCACCTTCTTCCATTGCAGGGTTTTCAAACTGAGTGCCATAAACTAAATCTGAACGGTCATCTATTGTCGAAGCAGCGTAACTTTGTACATTGGAAAAAGGATACCCTTTGGACCTTTGTTTCGAAGGGTCTACATAAAATTCTTCTTCTCCGCCTCCTGGTGCGTTTGGTCTCAATAATGCTTCAACTTGTGGCGATTCATTTAACTCATCTAATAATGCTCTTTGTTGTTCTAAATATTCAGGACTAAATCTATCTAGAGCGGATTGTTTAATTTCTTCAGCTGGAAAAACAGGATCTCTAGTTGGAAATTCAATGGTAGTTTTAGGAACTGGTAATGAAAGTAAACCTGTGCCAAACAAATCACTTGGTTGTTCATCGAATCCTCCACCCCCTCCTATTGCAGGGACACCTGTTGCGTCTTGTGCAGACGCTTCTTGTAAAGCGTCCAATCGTAGACCTAATGCATCTTTTTCAGCTTGTGATTCTAAATTTCTAAAGTTTCTTAATTGTTTTACTTTTTCTTGTTGTTCCGCAAAAGTATATCTATTTGGATTGTCTGCTATCTCTTTTTGCACATCGGTAAGACTGTTGTAGGCACCACTAGCTTTATCTGCAGCATAGTTAGCTACCTCTTTTATAATTCCAAAAATTCCTAAGCTGCCACTCATAGCTTTTTCCCCAAGAGCGCCTATAATTTTTCCTCCTCTATAGGATACGTCGCTAGCTATCTCACTAAAAGTAGGACCATATTTGAAAGCTAGTTCTTGTTGTTTCTGTGCTAAAGTTTTTCCACCAGGTGTGGCTGCTTGAAATAAACCTGTTGCGCCTTCCACTGCTTTTGTTTTTGTGGGGTCGTTTTTAAAGGCTTGATATTCATCAGCTTGTGCTTGTCTTCTACGTAATCTATCATCAGAAATATCTGGCCTGTTATCAAAATATTTTGAACGAGTTTCCTCTTTTTTTTTAAAGTTTTCTGTTCCCCCTGTAAACCCTCTGAAAGGCTCAGCTGTTCCTTTTCCTTTATTTAAATTACCTGTAAATCCTTCAAATCGTGCCATTATCCTAATCTTTCCGCTAATATTTCATCTGTACTCATATCTGTTAATATAGCCTTCTTTGTTAATTGATCAAGGTTTTGTGTGCCTGTTGTTGTAATCGTTCCACTTGCTCCACTAATAGGTTGGGTCGTGGTCGGTGAGGCGGTAGGCGTGATCTCTTTTTGTTTGAATCCTTCTGGTATAACAAAGGTAGAATCAAAATCACCGTCGTTAACGTTAACTTTCATATTATTTTTTCTAATTTTCATAATCTCTGGATATGCTAAGTTAAATGGATTAACTATATCTCTACCTAGTTCTAGTCTTAGTTCTCTAAAGTTTTGATTAAATGCCTGTCTCACCCCTGCCCCTGGAGTATAGGGTAGATATCTTCCTGTAATTATAGACTGTCTTTCAGCTTTAGTGACACGACCTAACTCTTTGATGACTTTACCTCTTTTAGCTCCTAACAATAATGCATCTTTGTATAGGTTATGCATCTGTTTAAAGTTTTGAAATCTTACTCTTTCTGATTTAATGTATTGTTGCACTATTTCTTCAGGAGAAACAAGTCCTCCTTTTAATACATCACCAACAAATGACGCTCTTGCACTATCATTCTTTTTATTGAAATCAGTAACAATAAAAGGCATCGCTTTGACAGGGTCAGCTTCAATGGCTCTGAACCCAAAGATACCGCCGACCTCATCGCTCATATCAAAAACTTGTCCATACTTATCTGGGCGCTTATCAGTCAAACCAAAAGCTCCTGCTTTAAATAATCTATTTATTTGACTTACAGAACCGGGAGCGAATGTTTCTAGAACATGCATACCACCTTTGTAAATTTTTTCTCCTGTAGAATCTCCTGCTCTAAATACTTGTCGACCATCTCTTGATCTCCCGTTTCTGGCAACGATGTCTGCAAAAGCTTCAAAGAAAATAGACTCTGAAATAAAAGGTTTTGATAATTCAAAAAAACTTGTAGCTCCTGCGTCTAATAAATATTTATTTAAACTTTCTCCTGTTTGTTGTCCCTTAGCTGCTTCATTTAAAATTGTATTAACAGGGCGAACTAAAGTGTCGTAAGGAAAGATATAACTTAAATCTACGTATTTTACTTTCCCTGTTTCTTCGTCTTTACTAATAGGCATCAACAAACCATTGGTTGACCAAGAGGGAACAAAACTTCTAAGCGCTCTCATTTCATCATCAGTCATATTAGCTAGTGACTTACCAAACTCTACTAAACCTGCAGGAACAACTGCTGCTGTTGTGGCAACACCAGCTAATCTTCTCATACCTGTTTGTTTAAAACCCTTTACTTGTAGTTCTCTTAAACCTCTTTGAATGGTATTATATCCTGTTCTAATAACTTCAGCGGGGAAAGCTACAAAGGTACCAAGAGGTAATCTTCTTAATGTTTTAATAAACTCTCCAACATATTCGTAGTTAGGTATGTTGTGTTTTGTAATCTGAGCAGCCATGTTTTCATAGAAAGTTTCTAATAGTTTATCCCCTTCCATTTTAACTCCCCCAGTCATATTTAAAAATTTACCATCAGGACTAATGTCCACCACACGATCAAAGATAGGATCGTTCCTTGTTACTTTTCTACCAAGAAGTTTACTGTATGCCATGAGGTTTTTAGGATCAAAAATATTATCTGCTGTCACCCCTAAGGTATTAAAGTTATTTTTGACGGATATTAATTCTGCTTCGAAATTAAAATTTTTCCATAGATTATCTTCAGCAAGATATGCTCGTCTTGCTTTTTCTGCTAATTTAGAAACGCTAGTTAAAGTTTTATTCATACCTTCATTAAAGTTTCCTGTGTAAAAATCTGTTCCTACATCTTTAGCTAATCTATCCGCTTCCCCTGCTACAGGGTTTGTGCCATTAATTCCTAGACGAGTGTTTCTTAATCTTCTCGCTTTATCTACTGCGCTGTTACCTGTGACATCTTTAAAAGCTGCTTTAAAAAGTCTCGCTGTTTGAGCAGGGTTTTGAAATAAAATATTACCATTCATGGTAGTAAATAAAGCTGCAGATATCACGTTTCGAATATGAGTGAAAGGAGAATAAATAGTTTTAGCTTGCTGCGATAAACTCTTTGGTATTAAGACCATCCACTTATATAAATTATTTAAAGTATTATCAGCCAAAGCTTGATCTCCACTATTGATTGCATCTGCTACGGCTTTAAAAGTAAACTTACCATCCAATACACTAGGAACGACGTCGGCGTTGTTTGTTTTTATAGGAACTATATCCTCAGGATCTATATAAACATCTTTGTATTCTGGTAAATTTTTTAATGTGGTAACAGCTTCTTGTCTTGAGTCAAAAAATAAATTGCTTTTCACTGCTCCACCCGACCCCGGTATAGCACTACGCTTTAGAGTGTCTTGATAAAGTTTGTTGTGAGTTTGAAGTTGAGCCATGATCTGTGCTTGTTTCGAGTTTGTGTTAGCAACATTGTAAAAAGGATCTTCTATTTCGCCTAATAACTCTTTAATAACTGGGTTCTTTAAAGTTCTTTCTTTAAATACTCCCTCATCTAATTCTATTTTAGCTTCATCTTTTAATAACTTTTTAAAACCTGCCATGCCTATGTCAGGCTTTTCAAACAAGCTTCTACCTCTAGTAGTCACTATTAATTCGACTGCTTCAGCAGCTTTTTTCGGAGCAGTGTTTTCAAAATAATCTTTAGCCATACGATCTAGTTCTTCATCAATAGCTTTTTGTTTACTTATTTTTCTTTCTCTCTCCATTAAAGGATCTCGCCTTGAAGTCATAGGTTGTGTTTGACGTTGCGCCGCTCTTCTCTCCACTGCGTCTACCGCAGCTTTTTTTGTTCGTTCACTATTTTTCCAAGCTTGAGTTATAGCTGTTCTATAAACACGTTCGGCTTTTCCAATTATTTCTGCTGTAGGTTTAAATTCTCCGCTAGAGAATAGTTTATTAACCAATCCTTTTTCTGTTTTAAATATTTTATATTCTCTGTTCATATATTTACCTAACTGACTAGAGAATGTGTCGCTCAACTCTTCGAGTGTTGTTTTTATCTCTTCAACATTTCGTAATTCTTTTTGAGGTAAGCTAGCCTCATCAATAACATCTTTAGCTTCTTTGATTAAAGGTTTTAAAAATGATTCGTTAAGTCTTAAAGAGTTTAAATCTATTTGATATCTACTTTCATATAATAAATTTTCTAATTGTGTTATATCGTCGTCGGACGCTTTTAGAGTATTCTTCATATAGTCGTGAAGTCTTTGTCTTTTTTGGAAAGCAGGATTGTTGACTTCAAACTCTCTACCCCTCGCATTGACTTTTGTTTTTACTCTTGGAATTGAGTAAGAAGTATTTGCTGCGGGGCCATCAATAATAAGTCCTTTTTCATCAACCACAAAATCTGATTTTTTAAAATCACCAAAATCTTTTAATCTTTGATCTATTAATTTTGTAAACTTAGTAAATACTTCTTGCTTGTCACCACCTGCAACCTTCAAACCTTGCTTTGCAATTTTCTCTGCAAGTTGTCCTAGATCTTCACTTATCTGTTGAGACTTTAAAATAAATGTTGTTGCTGCTTGATCTCCATCTTTTAAAATATTAAAAGCTTTACCTCCTAATACACCATCAGAAGTAAGTTTATTTAAACTTGCACCTACTTGACTTTGAAGAGGACTACGGTCAAATTGTCTAGCTAAAGGTGTTTGTTTTACAGCTTTTGATATGCCAGAAATGGTAGCCCCAAGGCCTGCTCCGATGGCTCCACTTTCTACTGCAAACTTAAAACGATTAGTAAATTTTCTAAAGGCTTCATCTCTACCTTCTAGTCCTTCGCTTTTATCTGTTTCTGTAGGACCTCCAATTGCGTCACCAATTGTTCCAAAGTCTTCAGTATACGCCAAACCTTCACCAGCAGTGGATCCTAATAATCCTCCACCACCAATTTTTAATTTACTTTTTAAATCTAGTTTAAATAAATCTTTATCAATATCTTGTCTTTCTCTTAAACTTTTTCCAGCAACATTTTTATCTAAATATTGGCCTGTTCTTTTTGCATTAACTGCTCTCCTAGCAAGACCTGCACCTATTTTATAACCTGCGATTCCCGGTATACCTAACTGTATAAGTCCTTCGGTTAGTTTGCCTGTTAAACTTTGTTCTGCTATTTCTTCAAAGGGATTTAATTTATCAAAAAATTCTTCAACACCTGTGGCTGTATCTGTGTCAAATCCTAAATCAATAAGTTCTGCTCCTAAAGAAACAAAACCTTCTGGTATTTTTAAGGCACCTGATGCTATGCCTGAAAAGAAAGATTTAAAAAAGCCGGGAGACTTATCTTCTTTTGCCTCGTCCTCCTCATTTAAGAAATTTTTTATTTTTACTTCGGCTTCTTGTTGAGATAATCCGTCTTTTAGTTCAAACTTTTCGCCTTGATATTCATAGATGGCCATGACCTAGCCTCTCTACGTAGCCCTTTTTACTTCAGGTTCTTCTGAGGTAAACATAGGTGTGCCGAATTCTTGTTCAATAGCGTCGTTTGCTTTCTCTCTTGCCTCATCTCCAGCACCTAATTCTGCTTCATAAAATCTCAAATACTCTGTGTATCTTTCAGCTCTAAGTTCACCAACTGTTTTACCTGATTTTTGAGCAAATACTTCTTCTGCTTTTTCTAAAGCTTTTTCTCTACTAAATCCCTCATTAACAAAATCTTGAACCAATTGACCAAAATTTCCAACCTTTTGAGTTCTAGCCATTTCATCTTCAGCACCTTTTATAGCTAGCATATCAATTGCTCTTTCGTCTTTCATAGCTTCTCTACCTAGAGCTGCAAAAGTTTGTAGTGGATCTTTAGCTGACTTTGCAATTTTCTCTGCAAAACTACCTCCTTTGGCAGAAGCTAAATTTAAACCAAATTGTGCTAGTTGTAATAGACCTTGTTGTTTTAATCCTTCTTTGGGATCTCCTAAAATCTGTTTATATAAATCAGACCTCTCTCTAACCATAGCTTCTAGTGCCGATAGTTTATCTTTTTCAGGGCCAAGAGGATCATCATCATTTTCTTGTTTCTCTGGTAATTTAATATCTTGTCCTGGTCCTTCTTGTTTTAAGATTGCTTCTCTTAACTGATCGGGATTTTCTGCGTCTTGAATTTCTTTTGGCACAGGAGTTGAAGTAGCTTCTATTTTTTGTTCCTCTGAACCTGTAGTTGCTTTTTTTTCAGCTAGCTCTGCTTTTAATTTTGGAAGTTCTGCTTGTGCCTCAGCAGCTTTATCTTCACCATAAAAATCAGGGTTAGCAATAATTCTTTCTAGAGCAGCAATTCGACCTTCTAAATTTTTTACTCCTTTTTTTGCATATTTCTCAACCATAGGTGTATAACTTTCAGGATCGGTAATGGTCTCCATTACTGTACGAGAATCTTTTGTTTGACGAAGTGCTTTATCATCATATTGATATCCTGGAGGAATAGTCACTCCTTCTGAACCAGATCCTTTGTTAAACTTTTGAACCACACCACCATTAGCGAATGCAGGAATACCATACATACGGAGTTGTTCCGTGGGCAGTCGACGTTGAAACATGGGTCTATCTAATATAGCCATTATGATAACAAGCTAATGCCTGCTCCTGTTCCCCCTAATGCACCTAGTGTACTAAGTCCAGCTATACCTAATCCTGCAACCTGTTGGAAGAGTGAAGGAGAAGGTTGAGAGGTATATTGAATTTGTGAAGTAGGAACTCCTCTTAAAATATCAGAAGCAAATCCTGCTCTTCTAAATGGTTCTTGTTGTCTTGCTAGTTCAGTTTGTCTAGCGGCTTCTAAAGTATTTTGTTGTTGTTGCTGTTGAACTCCACCGACACTTAATAATCTATTTATATCTACACCACCGAGTTGTTGTGTTAAAGATCCTAAACCTGATTGTGCTTGAGCTACACCTAAAGTTTGACTCCCCAATGATCCTAGTTGTTGCGCCGTTGCTCTTTGTGCGGCTTGAGCCTGTAAATAATTTCTTGATAAGTCTTCAAAAATTCTTTGTGATTTTACTTGTGCTAAGTTTCTAGCTTCTTCCGCTTCCCGGACACCGAACCTCGAACCACCAAAAGCCCCTGCAGCTACTGCTTCAGCTGATGTTCTCTGTCCTTGAATTGCAGCTTGCCTATCTAATTCTGCTAAGGCAGCTTGCGTAACATTTTGTTGATAAGGATCCATATAAGTTGAAACTTGTGATGGGTCTAAGGCTTGAACTCCAGAAGAGATTGCCCCTAGACCTGCTTCAACAGATTTACCTGAAGCATCTAAAAAGGGTTGATAAGCTCCTAGACCTTCTTGTGCTTTTTGTATTGCAGTTAACTGTGCTTGTTCTAAAGGAGCAACTTGTTTAGCTGGAACTCCTTGTGGAATACCTGATAGCCCTTTAATTCTTAATTGATATTCTTCTTCTGTTTCTCCCGGTAGTCTTGGAGGAAGAGTCTCTCCAGGGGCCAAAGGAACACCGAAAACAGAACCTAATAACTGCTCTGCTCTCTCTTCAATAAAAGGAGCCTGTCTTGAATATTGAACTATTTCTTCTGCCATTACGCTACCTTCTTTTCTAATTTGTGCATCATTTCATACATGGTTTTTGCACCTTGACGACGTTGCTCTATCTTATCATTTTTTTTAGCACCCTTCAATGCACCTAATCCTCTAACTGCTTTTGCAGTCATAACAAACTCTCCATCACTTAACATGGCAGGAATGTCATCAGACTTTTCTGTGCCGGGGCCGTCGATCTGTCCTGTCTTTCTAGGAAAACCTCCGTCTTTTAAACTTCTGTATGTTGGTGCTGATGCACCATATTCTCCTGTGGACTCATCAAAATAAGTTACAGGTGCACTCCTCATATCTAAAGGAGCGATGCTACCTGCTTCTGGTGAAGGAGAAATATTTGATTCTTCTTCCTCCTCATCCATTGAAGATAAGGCAGCTATAGCACCTAAACCTAATGCGCCTTTTGTTAAACCACTCATTCCCTTAAATGCTTCTACTCCTCTTTGAAAAACACCAGGTGTTGTAGCTACTTTACCACCAAGACCACCTGGAGCATTGGCTATTGGTGGAGATACCATAGTTTTTGCACTAGACCCTAATGCTCCTAGTCCTTGTCCTCCAACTAAACCTGCACTAGCTCCAAAACTTCCTAAACCAAAACCCATCAATGCTGACGTTGCAATGTTAGCGGGATTGTCTCCTCTAACTGCCGATCCTAAACCTGCGCCTATAGAAGCACCAACGGGCCCTGCAACTGCAAAACCTATTGCTCCTGTTATTGCTGGTAGAATCTTTTTAAACATTTTTTACTCCGGCATTGTTCTCGCACCAGCAAATACATTAGGAGCCGTGACGTGCACATCTCTTCTTATATCTGCCTCGGTTGTTTCTGTTTCAGGATTGTCAATATCTGCCTGACATTCCTCATGTGAATTATACTCTTGCCCTGTCTTTGTGTTGGTAACCGTGGTTTCTACCTTTGCACTATAAACAGGAACTTTTTCGCCGTCGATTTCGTCATAACGCAAAATCTTAGGCTCATCTATAATTTTTGCCATAGTATAGTTTTATAGTTGAAAAACTAGGAAATCAATAGGTTATTGTTGTTGTTTTATTTCTAATACAGATACTTCAATCATGGCTCTAGAAGCTGCGTTTGCTTGAACTTTCAAACTCTCTCCTTGTTCATAAACCATACTTGAATTTATAGTATTTGTGTCGGAAGCAGATACATCTACTTGAAATATTTGAAGATCAGATGAGCCATTATTATGGTCTATATTCACTGTGACAGCGGCACTACCATCATAATTATGAGTATTTATAGTCTTTACTATAAAAGTTGATACAGGTACTGGAGGGGAAGCAGCCACATTAGCTGTAGGAACTGTAAATATTGTAGTCAAATCAGTTGTTGTTACATTCGCTATAAAAGATCTAAATACATCAGCCATTCAAAAACCACGCTCTTCTTGTTGCTTCTTCTTGTGTATCTAAAGTATACGAACTATTAAGTTGTTGAATTAAATCTTCAAGCTGTCTTATTAGCTCTGCTGACTGTTGAGCATCATACTCAGGTCTAGGATCTGGAAATCTTGTTAATGTTAATTTTGCCATTTATCAAAAAAATATACAACATTGTATCGCCAATTTCCATTTGAATATTCCTTATGATTATCAATATAACCGCCGTGAGGAATATCCCCATCAAAAATCACACATCTATTGAACTTAGATTGAATTATATGTTTTTTAATATTTTGTTCATCTATGTCTATTTTAATGTCTTCATATTCTTGTTCTCCACCAGAGGTTTTATAATTAGGTAATTTTTCATAAAGAGCTGTTCCTCCACTACATGTTTTATCCATATACACAAGAATATTTTGTGATGGGTCTTGATGAGGTACAAACTGATATTTTTGTTCAGGAGGATTTATCCACGTAAATATATTTGTAGCAATAGTCTCACAATGATGATTATCGAGTTTAAGTAAAGATTTTAAATAGTCAGTAGTTTTGTTTTCATTCTCGAAACCATTTTCTTGTAAAGATATCCAAGTTCTACAATCAAAATAATCTTTAAAGTTACGTCCATCTTTTTTAATTTTCCAATTAGGAACCCAAGATTCTTTTAACATGTCATAAATATCATCAGCTCTTTTGTAAAAATTATCTATAACAATGTATTTGTAAGGACCAATATATTTTTCTTGTGCTAGTAAGTTGTCGTTAATCTCAAATAGATGATGATGAATATAAGGTGTTGTCACAGTATAGATATATTTGCTGATAAAACTATTCTACTTTTATCTTTGTTTGGCTTTACTTCGTGAGGAACATAGCTTGGAAATAAAACCATTTTGTTTTTAGCAGGTGATATATTCATTTCAGGACCTTCACAATAAGGGTGCCCAGGTTGATAAAAAGTTGTTGAAGTAGAATCGTCACTACATTGTATATAGTATATCAAGGAATGTTCATGTATTTCTCTTCCATGTGCATGAAGTCCATGATGATGACCTTCTGCATAACATTGAATCCATGATCTAGTAATTTTAAAATCATTTTTATTTAATATTTGTTTTGTATACATTGTAAGATATTGTTTTAAATGATTATAAAAATCATTTAATTGTTCAGATTTATCAAATATATTTTTACAATCATAAAAAGTGGTAAGCATATCCTCTTTGTCAAAAGAATAATTCTTTATAAAAGAAAGTGTTGAGTCTAGGTTAAACTCGGTTTGTATATCGTAAATTGTTGTTTGAAATATATTTCTGTTTACTTGTATTTCCAATTATCTTCTTCCATCTGGTTGTATGTCAAAACGTTGTGTTCCTAATCTCCAAGCTGTGCCTGTAGTATTTGAAACTAGGTTGACTGTAAATTCTCTACCTCTACCTCTTAAACTCACAAAGTCTGTGGTATCTGAGAAGCTTGTAGTTTTAGTTACACTAATACTATTGTTTGGATAATTCTTAAATTCAAGTTTTGCATTTAATACACCTGCTTGATTTTCAACGTCAGGAATAATTTTAGATACAAAAGCAAATTCGTCGCCTTGAGCTATTTGTACTACTCCTGATTTAACAAAAGCAGTAATTGCCTCTCCGTCAGCATCATTTCCTGTTTCGTGTAAAAACATTTGTGTAGCTCCATCTGTAAGACCTAATATGACCTCGTTGTTTGCCGTGGTCGATGGTAAGTAGTCTGATGCCACAGGGTTATCAAAAACTTCTCTATCAATCCATGTTGTTCTGTCAAGAGTTCCTGTCCACCAAGTTTGTTCTAAATAATTATAAGCTACTATCGCATTTATCTCGTTAGAGCCTGTTCTAGGATAAAACCACATAATCTCATTGAATTCACCATTGTGCCCTGCAAAAGCGTTTTCAGAACCTGTTACATTAATATTGTCAAATACAAACTGTTCCACAGTGCACGGTAATTTTTTAACTGAACCATCAAATAAGAAGAAAGAATCTTGTGACATCCAATAGCTTATACCATTAATGTCTATACCTGCGTGCATACCTATTATGCCACAATTCTGACCTAATTGTCTTAAACCAAAAGTAAATGGTGGACCAATAAATTGTAGCCCATGAAGAGATGTGTCTGTCCAAACAAGTATCTGACCTCTTGATCTTTCAGCGGCCACGATTCGTGATCCGTCGGCAATTCTTAAAGAGCCCGCAGTATTTTCTGCTGTTGGTTGATAAGTATTTATATCTTCTTGACTAGAAAATCTAATCAATAAATCATCTTGGCTGTTAGGTGTTGCAATAGTTTTCTCAGTACCCATAAACAGTAAGTGTCTGTCTGGAGTTGAAACTAAACTTATTCTTGATGCTGTTGGTGCGCTTGCTATAGCTGTTGCTCTTGTTGATACACCTGTTGAAGGCTTCCACTCAAAAGCTCCACCATTTAAAACAGTGGCAACTAAATTTTCACCGAAGTTATCTAAAGACCATTGTCTTGCTTCTAGAGTAACATTAGATGTGGATCTTGGCGTGTTCCATGTTGATATACCATAAGTATCTGTACCCCAACCAAAAGCAGGAACTGAAAATTCAGGACCTAAATTAAGTTGATAGTTCATGTTACCAGTGCCTCCACCTGCAGCGGTAGAACCTGAAGCAGTGCCTGTATGAGTTACCACATAAGCAGCAGTATTGACGACAGAGGTAACTTCGAACTCCTTATTCATATCTAATCCATCAATGGCTGAAAAAGAATCAAAAGTCACAAAACTACCTTGAACACATCCATGACCTGCATCAGTGACCACCACAGAAGTAGTAGCGTTTGTGGTAAAAGGATTTGTTCTTGCTTGAGTTCTTCTAATTGGTGTTATGTCGTAAGCTAAACCTTCTTGTATTAAGTAAAGTTTTCTGTCAGTGCCTATAGCGTTCTGTCTTACTCCGTCTAAAGATACCCATGCGTGTTGGTCTCTAGCGGCTCCTACTAATGTAGTAGAAATAAACTTTTGCCATCCCTTGATTTTTTGTGCAGATCCTTGGAAAAAGCGAACCATATCACCATCAGTCCACTTACCCTGACCTGTATAATCAGTAACTTCTTTGTTAATACCGGGTGCGGGTCTAAAATTTACTAGGGGCATTGTGCGAATATACTATAAAATTGGTACAAAATCCATAGCGACTGTTATTCTATCGCTTTTTACTTTATCAACACCATGTAAGGCGTCTGATTTGAACAATATAGCAAACCCTTCTTTTTCTTCAACATGTTGTTTTTTGTCATTAATCATAAAATATAAACAATTATTGATAGATGGTTTGATTATAATAATAAGAGAATATTCTTCGGGTTGATGATGATGAAGTTTTGTCCAATTGAATTTTTGATAGTAGTTAACCCACCAAGATGATTTTTTCCATTTATGACTATTATTTACTTTAGGCAATATATTCTCAATAACAAAATCACCAATATCATGTAAAAATTGATAGTTGGGATTAAATCCTGATGTGAGTGATTTAACGTTTTTTAAGTCTTTTTCCCAATTGTCTTTTTCTTGATAAACAAAATTAGAGATATTTACACAATCATTATGTGGTATCTCAAAGGTTATAAACACGAGATTATTTATTTGCTTTTTGCACGAGAGAACCTACATGGCCTTTAAAGGCTCTATTACCAAAGTGTGTTAATGGCATAGCTAAGTCTGCCCATATCTCACCACCACACTCTTGCCATAATCTTGAGAAGTAATAATCTTCAGAGAGATATCTAATTTGTGTTTTGCCATCTCTTGTTTTCGTTTCATAAGGACCTACAGCGAACAGATCATAACAATTGTCTGACTTGTAACTTTGTCCATTTACAATTTGATCTGACTCATATTTTCTTTCAGGAAATTTTTTCATCATAGTCCTAAACACCTCTCTCTTAACAAGCATCATTCCTGTAGCAGCTTCTTGTACAGGAAAAAAACCTTGCTCCCCTTTTAAATTAAGAGGATCATCAAAGTTTACATTATACCCCAAACACCTAGCTTCAATTTCATCTGGTTGTGCATTAGGGTTTTCTTCTAAAATTCCTTTTATCTTTTCTATATAAAGATGTTTTCTAGGGTAAATTCCACATGCAACATCTTTGTCTGCACATATTAATCTTTCAATATTTTGCCAATTAAATCCTATGTCAGCATCTATAAATAATAAATGAGTAGCTGCAAAATCAGTTTGATCCATCATCATAGAAACAATGGTATTTCTAGCTCTAGTAATTAAACTTTCATTACCCATAGTCTGTATTCTTAAATGTACATTATTAGTTGCAGTCCAAGATTGAAGCTCTAGCAAACCATGCATTGTGCTTTCAGTAAGCATGCCACCGTACATTGGCATACCTAAAAATATTTTTAAATTCTTATCTTTTATTTCTTCTGGTTTAATCATTATTTTCTCCTTGACGATTCACTGTAACCTATGTTTGGTCTACTATCATATGCCCATTCAGGATAATGTGGCCCTTCCATATCAATATAATGAAGGAAGCATTGCGCACAATGATCTCCCTGTAGTTTGTTTCTCCAATGCACCAACTCTTCCCCCATGTAAATAATACCATCTCCAGGGTTCATAGTTATTTCTGCTTCCATAGAATAACCATTCTCTATATCTTCACCTTTATTTAATTTTCCAAAATAAATTGGCCAAGGTTCTCCACCAAAATTAATAGTTACTGAATATTCACAAGACTCTCTATCTCTATGAGGCTTTAGAGTTTCACCTCTAGTATAAACTCTTGAATAAGAGTATGTAGGACATAAGTTCTTTTTTGTAATTTCAGATATAGTAGGTAATAAAATACCTGACAAAGTTTCTGTGGTAATGTCAGAATAACAGTATCTTATATATTTAATTGCACTATCTTCCTTGGAATTAGAAAATTCAAGGTTGGTACATGCTTTGATTATTAAATAATTATAAATAAAACTTGATATTTTTGGATCTACTAAATTTGGAACGTGTACATAATCATTTTTTTTAAAATATTCTATTCTGTCCATATCACCAAAACTTTCCTAGTCCCTTTTGTTAAAGGAACTACACTATGAGGAAACATGAAATTAGAAGGAAAACAAACAACATCTCCACGGCCTATTTTAATACCTTTTTCTGCATTTTGAACAAACAACTCTCCTCCTTCATATTCATTAGGATCGTTTAATCCAATCAATAAAGTAAGTGCCCTTGGAGCATCTTTAAAATAATCAGTGTGATAATCATAATGACCACCATTTTTGCCTTCATAATATAAAAATTCAAAATAGTTATTGGTAGAAAAATACCATGATGAAATCTTTTCTCGATATTCATTTTCAATAGTGCTTGTAAATCTTT